AGCGCCGTAATACAATTAACAACGAACTAAACCAGATTAAAACTAAACGTGCTGATCTTATGCAGGACTTTAACAAAGCTGTTACCGACCCGGAACGTAACCCGGAGACGATTCGTAAAACTATTCAGGCAATTCAAAAGTGGAACACGGGGTACCCGGTCCCCTACATCCAGATTGAGTCTCAAGATTTGGACGCTTCGTTCCAGTCTTTCATACAGAAGAGCAGTATGGTTGTGCGCGGTACCTTGTTGGATAAGGACAATATTATCTACGCCTTGCGTACTTTGGGGATACTCCCCCCACCAGAATAAAAAACCCCCTGCCGTTGGAGGGCAGGGGGGATCAACAACCAACAAGGAAGGAGCAAACTTCCTACCCGACAGTATCACAAGCACCAGAGACGTAAACCCCGTATACCGCTTTCAATAGTTATTTTTGATACGGCTTCAATACGAAACCGCTTAAGTACAGTGTAAATCTCTTGCTTCGCCTGTATGCAGTTTACACAGGGTATGAATAGCGAGTACCCGCGTTTAAAGTCTCGCCAACGGATTTGGTAGTTAACCTTCTCCACTATCATCTGACGGCTCATCACTTCCTATGAAGGCGTTAACATCAGAGAACTCTTCGTTTGAGCAGTCAAACTCTAAACAATAGCCGTGGAAGCCAACCATTTTCATACCTTTAGATAGGCGTACAGTATCGCCCTTAATGAATACCCCCTTAGAAGCAAGAGCTTGCAGGGTATCCCGGTAGTTAATTTGATATTTAATACAATCGTTCTTGAAGCTAGCTGCAATAATATACAGCTTTTTGGTATCGGGCTCATACCGTATGAGTAATTCGCCTTTCGGCTCCCGCAAGGGTCGCAGCTCCATCTTACTGCGTTGGTCTACCGCATCGTTGACTACCAAGATATTTTGCATATGCCGGTAGATGTAATCACCAAGGACAGATACCGAGTCTGTAGTGGGGGGAGAAACTTCCTCCCTAAGAGCAAGGGTTTTTTCTTTGGCAAACTGGTAGATCGAATGCATATCCCAATCAAGAAGCCCAAGCCTTTTAGCAATCATCCCACCAGCCAAATTAGACGCATCAATAGCGGACCAGAAACGCTCGCGGGGTGTGAGTTTTAACTCTTTATCTATTTTGGCTTGGGTAAACAGTAGTGTTTTGATCGCCTCTTCTCGGTTATTAACTAGCCACTCCGCGTATATAGGCCCAGCGTGTCCGTAGTTCTGCATAAGCTGGTGGTCAAACATATCCTTGGCGAACGAAGGTTCGATAGCATCGGAGTGATCAATCTTGAACTCCATAAGCCGCATAAGCTCTCCCTCTGGAGACGCCTTAAGGGCGTAAAGTTTTTCGTAGAAGGATGCGTTAGACGAGCATAAGGCGATTAATTGCCATGTAGTGGCGTTATGGCGCAACTGGTTGGTGGAGCTTTGCATGCGGTCCCGCCCCCGCCCTTGGGACATACCATAAGCTTGGTCAGAGAACTCTTGGGGGGTCGTGTTCGTCATCTCGTCGCACGTATAGGGTAGGTTACCCATGACCCCCATGCGGTGTATTTTAGCCAGTGGCTTATCTGATTGCGTAGAGCACAAAAGGTTCGGGTGCCCCCATACGCTATTACACATATGCAAGATGGTAGTTTTACCGGTACCCGACTTCGGGTGCACTACGTTTATTATAGCCCCCCTCTGCCCAGTAAACTTAAAGAGCGGAGACCCAAACGCTGTAAGCATGGCAAACGCATGAGCTTCCAACCCGGGGCGTCCGTATAATGACGCTACTTCTTTCCACTTATCTAGGGAACCAGTGGTTCCAATGTGCGCTGCAATAGGAGCGGTAGTAGATGAGGGTGGGCTGTGGAAAGTACCCATTGCACTTATCTCTTTATCCCCAACAATAAACTTGCTGTCGTTATCCGCCCAACCAAACTGCAATCTCATATGCTCAGCTTTCTTTGTATGTTGAAGTTTGTTTATCGCTATAATTAAGTAGTCTGTAAGCAGGGCAAACTGCTTAGCGCCGCAGATAACCCCCCGCGCAGCAAGTGCTTTGCGAAACTCTCCGGTATCTGCTGTCTTGGTGTTGGGGATAATAAACTCCCGTACCCCGTCCGTGGTCGTGTGCAACCGAAAAACTAGTACGTCAAACTCGACGGGGTCGTACATACGCTTAACGACATAGATATCGCGGTCGTAGACTAGGGTTGGTACACTCTCGTCGCCTTCACCCCTGCGGTAGATACCGCCTTTTTCCCCACGGAAGTATGGGTCTGGGTATTTCGGAATGACGTAAGTCTCTGTAATTGAATTTCCATCTTCTGGGTCTGCACCTATCGTAACGACGGCTTCTTCCTCAGCTTCCCGTATCTCTCGGCCCAGCACGATAGGGCTCTTGATCTTGCCCTTGAACGCACAGCCATCACAGCCACCAGGGTTATTACGCTCAAAAACGTCACAGGTGTGCGGCCCAACAATATGCCTGATCTTGTCGGTAGTAACGTCTGGGTCGTAGCCAGCGTACCCCTCAGATATCTTATGGATAGCCGTATCTCGGTCATCGCAGAACTTCGCTACGGATAGAACGTCGAACCACCTTGGCTCGGATATCTCTGCCCTGTGCACGTAGCAATCGAGTATCTGGGGGCAGCCTTTACCGTTGGCGCTACGCCGCATAATCTTGTCGAAGCTGGACATATTATTGTCCTGCAGGGACTGCGCCAGCGGTGTTAAGGGTTCCTTCTCCCACTTCGTGGGGATTATTTTGGGCGTAGTGTCAGCCCCAAGGATACTAGCAAACGCCTCAAACTCGATAGGGGGTGCGGTTGAAAGCACCGTTACCTCTGTAGGTGGGTCATCCTTATAGTTCAGAGTACCCGGCACCCGTAGCACCCGGGCCACTTCAAAGCAGGCGGGGTCTATATAGAAGTCATGTGTTATGCAAAGCTGGTGCAGCCTAGCTGCTACCGGTTCCCACTGTGCGCGGGTAACATCTTCCGCCAGCGCCCAGTATACGTGTACCCCGCGCCCTGAGTTAACGAGGATAGGTTTGGGTAGCCCGACGAGCCCGCAGAACTCTTTGAGGGCACTAGTCCCCGCCGCCTGCGTTAGATACCCATCGGGTCTACCCGTCTTAGCGTTAACACGCGCCTTGGCTTCACCGCAATCGATATCGAGCCAGAAGGCTTTTAGGCTCCGTACATTGTCCTTAGTGCGATTCGTCTTGGTGGCAAACTTGGCTACACCAAAATAGACATTGAACTGGTTCTTACTAAAATCTTGTATGGCGGAGTCCGCCGCTGCGCGGGTGGCAACCATATGTTGGCGTACCCCCACACCTTCTTTGATACCAAGCACAGAGAACCACCCTTCAGATGGCTGAACTGCTTCTAGGAGATCAAAATCAGGCATGGGGACTCCGTCAACGGAAGGGCTTTCCGAGGGTAGGGGGTTACAAAAATAGGAAAAGCTTTAGCCCAGCACGTGTAAGTAAGCTTCTACCGCAGGAACAAACCTAGCGAGCGGTACAGCCTTACCCGAAAACCAATTATACAAGGTTTGTCGGGACACCCGTAATACCCGGGCTGCTTCGATAACAGATACATTCTTGTCAATGCAAGCTCTACCGAGACGGACACCGATACGCTGCGGGTCAGCGTCCTTATTATGCTGTGTAAGCCTAACGCTGTAACCAATACCCATAAGGTTAACCCACGCCCCACTGATCAATAACAGACGCCATATCCGCCTTCACTGCTACAGGTGCTTCTACTTTCTTGGCCCGCTTGATAGGCTCAGCGGAGACAGGTTCCTCGTCTTCAGGTTCATCAGAACGAGAAATAACTGGCGCAACTACGGGGGACGGCAGGGTTGTGACCCTATCCACCTGAGCCACCGTAAGCATGGTATATGCCTTGGTTTCTGGCCGTGCTTGAGCAGGGATTACCTGCTGTTCTTCGTCCCGCGTGATATTCCGCACCGGAGTGAATAACAGTTCCATAGTCGAAGCGTTGCTATCGAAAGAGATATTAGTAACTACGCGGTCAATCGACTCACCGTTTTCAGATAGGAAGTTTTTATAGCTCTCAAACGGGTGCACATTACCAACACCCTTACCAAACAGGGACTTGGCTGGGACGTTGAACTGGTAGACTTCACCAGTCGCGTCACCCTCGACCAGAACAGCGATGCGGCGCTGGTACCGGCAAGCTTTACCACCGTTCTCGCCAGACCCCTTCACGTTCTGCGGGCAGACCGTACAGCTAGTTGCCTGCTTGTTTGACCCCCCCGCTTCGGGGGTATCGCCTAGGTTAGACCAGCAGTCAGGCAGCGTGGGTTTCGCATTAGGGTCATACTTATTAGCGTAGTAGGTGCGGGAAACCTTCGGCAGGGCGTGGAGAATGATAACGTTAATCTCCCCCCGCACGGCGTTCCCGATCTGCTCGCCGTTTACGATACGCTTGAACGTACCATTGGTGTTGGTCTGGATACGGCGGGTGGTAGCCCCACCACTGGACAAGGATTTAGCAAGGTCAGTAAGACCGCCTACACGGTCAGCGGATAACTCATTTTGGTGCTTAAAGATCGTCAGATTAGACATAGGTATCCTCTTATTTAGAAGTCGGTTTGCGAACTTGAATGGTATATTTACGGTCTGCTTGCAGACCCATTGGGAAAGCGTCCGGGTTTTCCCCTAAAAACTCTTTCATATGCCCGTTGTGGATACGCTGCTCCAGTAGGAATGGCGCATCATGCTCTCTGATAAACTTATACAGAGATTCCCAATCGCTCGTCCAATACCGGGATGTGATACGCCGGGAAACAGTCCCCGCAGAAGTCTTAAGACCATCGACATTCTGTTCGTTGCAGATTTCTAGAAGCTTGTTAGCGACGAGATCGAACTGTTCCTTAATAGCTTCCAGCTCGGCCTTATGCTGCTCTTCTTTTTGCTCGATGGCGTTGCGAATCTTAATGTATATAGCCACCATCTCCTCGATGGTTTGGTCTTGCTCAGTCACACTTTGCTCCTGTGATGGGTATACCCCTACCATAGCCTCTTGTTTGACATAGTCAAGGGGTAACCCCTATCTCTCGGCGGTACAAGTCAATAATTTGCTCATGGTTGGTGATGTTGGTTTGCAACATATTATACAACCGTTCTTCCGCCTTACTGCCTTGGATATGTACGATCTGCATGGCGTTCTTCTGACCCGGGCGGTTAATCCGCGCATTAGCCTGCAGGTAAGTTTCCACACTCGTAACGGGTGCGTACCAGATAATCGTATTAGCTGCCGTCAAAGTCAGACCATGAGACGCGGCCTTCGGTTGGATGATCAGCACATGCGGGTCTTTCCTGTTCTGGAAGTCCTGCACGATATCGCTGCGCTTGTTGACTGGCACCTTGCCGTTGATCACCGCACAGGAAATCTTATGCTTCTCTAAGTGGGCACGTAGTAGCTCTATGGTGTGTGTAAACGGCACAAACACGAGCACCTTGTTAGAGGCTTCCTCGATCACTTCCATAACGACGTTAAGCCGGTTGCTCACATCGAACTCCACAACCTCGCCAGTATCCGTGTAGACCGCACCCCCTGAAATCTGCAGGAGTTTGTTTATACGTACCGCTGCATTAACCGCAGATATCTCCTCTCCCGCTGCTTCGATAAGCATGTCGTTTTTGAGCTTGGAATAATATTTTTGCTGTTGCGCAGTTAGGGGGGCATCGCGCTCTACGTAGGTTACATCAGGTAGATCAAGGCATTGGTCCCTTTCAAACCGTATGGCGGGCTGCAGGATTTTATGCACGATCTCTTGTGACTGGGGTCTTGGTTTCCATTTGAACTGGGTAACCTTGTACATAACGGAGTCGCGGTAGATGGCTAGATTACGAGGGGCACCTTCTGGGTTAACCAGTTTAGCCAGACCATATGCATCTATTGGGGACTGAGCAGCGGGTGTACCCGTCAACATCCAAAGACCCTTTGCTGTGCCGAGTACCTCACGCAAGATTTTCCAGCGGTTAGTCGAGGCGTTCTTATAGGCGGTAGCCTCATCCACGACGATCAGGTCAAAACCCCCGGCCATAACCTCATCCTTAATGACAGCTAGACCGTCAAAGTTGAGGATCACAAAGTCCGCCCCCGCAGATAGGATTTTCTTCCTTTGCGCCGCATCTCCGTGCGCTACAGAGCAGCTACGGTGCATGGCAAATTTGAACAAGTCTTGCTGCCACGCAGCTTTCATAATTGAGAGGGGGCAGAGGACCAGTACGCGCTTAATGCGCCCCTGTTTCATAAGATAATCCGCTGCCCAGATAACCGATGCGGTCTTTCCGGTGCCTTGCTCATTGAAGCAAAAGGCTTTTTTACGCACAGCCAAGAAGGCAGCCGTTTCCTTTTGGTGAGCAAACGGTTGTAGTTTGCCAGTCCATGTGTAGTCCGTAAGGATGGTCATTATTTTATGGAGTTGTCGCTGTTTCTTTTGAAGGAACGATTAGCATGGACACTTACGCTGCGAAGGTTGCCACCTTTATTAACACCGCCTTTAGATAGCGGCTTTATATGGTCTACATCTTTGCCATCGCCTTTTCGGACTAGGCCCTTCTTCATAAACATGGCGCGAGCAGCATTGCGCTCTGCGCGGTTCTTTTTTTGCTTTTCGGTGCCTTGGTACAGTTCATACTCCCGGCGGTAATCTCGGGGGGCTTTACTTTTTATAGGCATGTTCGGCTACCTTTTACGGTGGTGCTCGCATTCTACCACGGGGCACCAACCACACAAAGGACCAGCGTTTGCGTTCCATACGTCGGACTCGAAGGCCCCGTCTAGGCGATCTAACTCACTGTTAAACACAGCTAGGTAGGCGTCCCGGCTCGCTACGATATGATCCTTATGGATGAACTCATTGCTCACCACGTAGGCTAGTGCAGACTTAACTCTAACAACATCAGGGAAGTGCACGAAGATAGCACCGGCCAGCAGGTCTAGCTGTTTAGTATCCGCGTACTTCGCATTCTTTCCGGTCTTATAGTCAATCAGGTAGGCAATGTTACCACGTATGATAACTAGGTCGGCAATGCCGCGCCACCAAACGTCAGGGTCAAAGAAGTTACAGGGGTAGTAATTACCCCCCTCCTTACGAAGCCCCAGCTTCAACTCGGCGTGCTTATCCCCCGATATAGCTTCAAGGCTATTAACCACGGGGGTCATAAACTTGAACTTAGGAGGGATAGGCACGCCGGTCTTGATATAGTCCTCAGCAGCTTTGTGGGCTTCTTCGCCATAACGGGCAGCGTCACCCGCCTCATCCTTAACGTCCTTGGCTACCTTAAGGTGGTAGTACTTCTTAGGACACTGGTCGAAGGTCTTGATGCTGCTATAGGACCACGCAACCATTAGTTATTCCTATTACGTAACAACATTACGCCGTGCGCGGCGTTGGCCGCATTAGTGGCGGCTTGTGAAAACCGCATAGCGTCGGCACTGTCAGATGCACCTGCCGCCTTAGCAATCAAAACTAAAATGTCTTCTATCGTTTGCTTATGATCGTCCATCGGGTTCTACCTCCGAAAATGCGACTGATCCCCGTCGCCGGGTTAAATATTATTACCTTATCGCTGCTAAGGTACAGGCCCACCAACCGGATATGTCGCACCGACTGGTGCTTGGGTAACGACCTTGGTCCCGACCGCCACTGCAGCACCCTGCACATCTTCGCTAATAGGCCCAAAGCAGTTAGCCAACTGCACACCGTACCAACCATGAGCGCGGTGGGTCTTGGTGCAAGCGAACGAGAACATGTTGCTGATGCTGGTGGTTGGCGTCCCGGCAGTTGTGAAGGTGCGCGGTGTGGCTACGGTGTTACGCTTCCAGGCAGGAGCTTGCGGAAAGTCCTTACGGATTTGATACAGCGACCAGACTTGGTTAGGCCCGGGCTGAGCGCAAGAGCCTTTCATATTACCGCCGGTAACGTTGGCAACAGACGGGCCGTGCAGCACCGGGCAGACCGCAACCGCTTCAGGGTACAGTAGGGTCTTGCCGCCAGCAGCGTTAACCGCAATCAGCTTGCCAGTAGGTTTCGCGGGGGACGCAGCACATAGAGCGAACTCTTGATGGCAGAACATGACGGCATCGTTGGCGTGGGCGGGGAGAGCTACTGGCAGGGCCAGGATAGCGACGGCTACAACTAGTTTCATAATGATTCTTCCCATTTTAATTTGCCATTGTACAGGCTATCGTTCCACTTCTGAACTATAGCCATCGTGTACTTGCTGGCTTCTTTGAAGGTAAACGCCAAAGGCGGCAGACCCATCAGCGCTCGTTTCCGTAGCTGCACTGCATGGTTTACGTAAGCGGGGGTAAGAAAGCCATACCCCCGAGCAAGAACCTTCCCCGTTTCATCGGAGATGGTATACCCCATCTGGGGTGCACCGTAGGCTGGTTTGTAGGTATGTATTTCTGAATTAAGCATATTATGTTTGCTCCATAAAGCTGATAAGTTTTTCAAGGTAGTGTAGGGCTTTTTTCAAGTCTTCAAACCCGCCTTTATCTTTGTAACGCGCCATATACTTAATGACGTTGCCCCGTAGGTAACCTTCGAACTGCTCTGCACTCATCCATGCTTGCATGGCATCCCAAGGCTGAACGGCTTTAGCTTTGTAATGAGTGCCGCCTACTTGTACGCTTCGTATTGTCATTTCAGGTTACCCCCTGATCTGACGATGTTGCCGCCGTACACATATGTGCCGACATGCTCTAGCTTAATGAACGGGTTGGCAAAGATTTTTCCACCGTGCTTCCGCCACAGCTCACAGAAATGGTAGTCTTCTGAAAGCAAAGCGCCCGTGTCATCGATACTTGTGGCAAAGAACTCGTGGGTTAGAGGCTTTAGATATTCACCGGCTTCGTCTTTCACCGTACCCGTACGGTAGGTAGGTACGTGTGGCATGAGGTGTTCAAACACTGCCCTCTTGATAAGCATGAAGCCTGTGCCACCGTGGCGGACTTCGATTAGGCCGTTGTCATCCGTCAGAGCATTTTCATTGCCAATCATGTTGAAGACGAACGCACCGCTAAAGTCCCGTAGGTTGGTCTTACCTTCTGAAGCTGCTCTTTCAACGCGGTCCCAGTCAACTTCTTTCTTTGGGTATATGCCGCATACAATATCTTTATCAGCGGCAAATAGCGTAGCGATAGCATCAGCACCGAACGAGATATCCGCATCAACGAACATCAGGTAGTCGTAGCCGCGCTCTAAAAAAATACGGGCTAGTTCATTGCGAGCCCGTGTAATCAGGCTCTCGTTCATCATCTGCGACCAGTGTACCGCAACACCCAGCTCCCGCATCTTGTGCATGGTGCCAAGCAAACCAGAGACGTAGTGCCCCACACACATACCTCCGTACATAGGGGTAGCAATC